ATCCGGGCAATCCGCGCGCGCTCCATGAACGCAATCACGGCCCGCGCGCCCATGACTTCCTGTCCGAAGCGGCCCCCGAACCGGCCTTGCATCTCGGCGAGTTCTTGGAGGGTGAACTTGCTCCGATCCTCTTTGGTTTGCTGCAATTCCGTCCGCAGTTTCTCCACTTGCGCCAGCGCGCGATTTCTGTCCACGAGAATCTTCAGGTTGTCCGCGGCCCGGCGCTCTTGTTCCGCCGCCGCTTTGGCAAGCTCGGCTTCTTTCTTGAGATTGGCTTGATGCTCCCGCGAGATGCGGTCTTTCTCTTCGGCAGCCCGGCGCGCCACGCGCATCCGCTCGGCATCCTCTCGGTCCATCTGCTTGACGGTTTCAGCCGCAGCTTTCGTGTTTCCCGTCACAGTGAATGCGCCCCAGAATCGAGCGGCCCGTCCTAGTTGCTCGATCAAATAGCTGAAAAATTCTCGCGTTGTATTCGTGGCCGTTTTGATCGCCGCGGTGAAGGTCGTAATGATTCCAACGCTCCGTTCCGAAACCCATCCCTTTTCGCCGAATGTCTCGCCGGTTTTGCTCGCTTCTTCCGTTACCTGAATCAATTCGCGCAGCCCGGAGATCAGTCCGACTAGCCCGACGGTCTTGGCCAGGTCGCCAGCCAAACGCTTTGCGCTTTTGTTGACCTCTTGCGACCATTCTTGCGTCATGGTCTTCGCCCCGGTGAGAGCGCGCCGGTAGGGCGTCGTATCCAATCCGAGTCTGGCTGTGATGTCGTCCATCTTTTCAGTTCCGATCTTTGCGGAGCTTCAGGAGGTATTCGGATTTCAATCGGTCGCTCGGATTTACAAGTGTCACGTCCGGATCTGTCCTCATGCGCCGACTGCGATTAAGTTGAAAAAGCTTCTTGAACGGGGTCTTTAGGATTTCGTCTTCGGTCCAGCCGTATTCAGAGGCCATGCAATCGACAATCCCGGCGAGCGAAGAGAAGTAGGATTTCGCGCTCACTGAACCTCCGATGGCATTCTCGAAAGCGCCATCCAGGTAATCGTCAATCGCCTTGACCGCGCTCGCCCAATCGAGCTTGCGATTCCGCCGAACGAATTTCCAACGATGCCAGCGAGCGCGCATTGAACGTCCCGGTATGAAACCTGGCGAAACAATCCATAGAAACTGAATGACTTCGACCGCGGTCGGCGCGCCGCCGAGCAGAAAGGGCGAACCAATGACCGTGAGAATGAGGTAATGACGAGGCGTGAACGGCAGGACTTCAACGCCGGCAATGAACTCGGTCAACCCAAGCCACGGAACGTCCCGCTCGCGATTTTCTTTTTCGACCGCCTCGCGAAAGCCCGGAATGAGTTCGTTCCAGTCTCGGATAATCATCGCTCACTATCATTCTCCGGTTGAGACTCCTGAAATAGTCGTGGACGTGCCGGCGCTGTCGAGACTCACCAACGATGTCGAGAGCGCCTTACGGAACGAGATATCTACCATCGTGATCCCGTTTTTTGATTCCTTTCGGCCCACATCTGTAATGATGCAGGTCACGGTTTCACCGAAAAAATCTTCAGAAAACGTGTTGAAAACAAATGGGATTTCCGTGGACGCATCAGGAAGTTGTAGGCTCGCGGTGCCCGTCGCTGGCTTGATGACTCCGACTGAGCCGTCTGCGACTCCCAGTTCATTCGTGCGGTCGGACCATTCGCTAGTGACGTTCCAGTTGAAATTGTCGGTAGCGTAATCGATTGGCGTCGTTGTCGCGTTGGATTTCCCGACGTTGATTGTGAGCAGCCGGCTCTCGTATTGAACACCACCGTCAACGATTCTGCGGTTGAAAGCTGACATGAGGTTCGTCCTTTCGGTTTTAGGAGTTGGAGCCGAGCGCCGCGACCGCAAAGCTGACGGTCGTTGATCCGCTGTTGGTGAACTTCAGGATATGGTTGGTCGTATCCGCTACGGCGTAGCCAGCCGCGCTCGGATTGAACAACGCCAATCCCCCTCCGGGTCCAAGCCGGACGCCGGCCAGCGTCGATGCGGAGCCGCTCGAAAGAAATGGCGGAGACCAACCCGCCGCGACGTTCCCGATGTCGAGTTGATCGCCGGCCGCCGGCGTGTTCGTCATCTTGACGATCAAAGCTTTGATGCGGGCGAGCGCGAGTGTGAGTCCCAGGTTATCCTTGTTCGCCGCGCCGCCGCTAATCGCCCCGTCGTAAAGGTCCAATGTCGCCGTGCCGCCAGCGCCGAGCGTGTAGATTGCTGGATCGAGGATTTTACTGGCCTGATCCTTGCCCGCGCCATTGGCGAAGGCTTGCACCATCTTCAATTCTGCGGCATCGACCGGATTGGAAACGTCGAGCGGATTCTTGTGGTTGAAATCGAGCTTGATGTTCAGATTTGCACTAAGGGATTCAGCCATAAATTGCCTTTCCAATTTTCATTCGAGGTAACCGATCGGCCAGGCATCTGCGCGGACGCAGAACACGATATTAAAATTCACGATGCTGACGTCTTGATCTTGATCTTCGACAATGTCTGGCACCGTGCCAGATTCCAAAACTTTCAGAACCGCGTGATAGGCCAAGATGGGATTCAGCGAATCGCGCCACTTGTAAATTGCTTCCCGGACCTTGGCGCGGAATGTTCCGTGATTCGTATCGTTCTGATTGCGCGACGTGACAACCTGAAGCCGGAGGTTGCCATTGAAAATGTCCGGGCGTTGTTCTCCGTTGCGGAAGACGTGCGAATGATCTTCCCCGGCGCCGACCGCGAATTGCACGTCCACTCGCGGAGTTGCCAATTCCGCCGTGTCCCGTTGTCGAACGGCTGTAATGCCGTTATCTGTTAGGAGCGTTTTCACTGCCGTTTCAATCGCGGTTTCGTAGTCGTAGATGTCGTTGATGTCGGTCGCCGGCGTGTTCACTTGTTCGCTTCCCGATTCCGGTCGTTCTTGTCCAGACCGCCGTAGATGCCGGTTGTTGCGAGGTAAATGCTGAAGAGAATCCCCAGACAAAAGCCGATGCCGGCTGAAAGGAAGATTGTAATCATTCGGCGATTACCTCCTGTTCCCGTTTGGCTTTGCGCGTGACGCGGTTGCCAGACTTCATGTCCTTTGCGTAGCCCACGAGCGCAAGCTTGACTTCCCGTTCGAGCGCCTTTGTTTGCGCTGAGATGGCCGCCCGAAAGGCTCTCGCGAGTTGGCCGACACCGCGAGTCCGATTGCCGAAAGTGATCGTTGGCTTCGGCCCGGCGAGTGCGTTTAGAACGAAGCCAGCCGGAGCCGTATGGCGAGCGAACCAACTAGCCGCGCGTCCGCCGAGATTCTGAAACGCTGGAACCCATCCGGCTCGCATGAAGCCGACGCGCTTTTGCATGTCGCGCACGTAGGTTTTCCACCGCGACGTTTCCAGGACGAAGACCTTTTTGAAATTTTGGATGCGCCCGCGCCGATCACGCTTTGCCTTGTGGAGCCGCGCTGGATCGAAGGGTTCGACCTTCCAAGTTTTCAGGCTGCCATTTTTCAAATTGTTCAAGAACGCCTGGAAACCTCGGATGTTGTTCTCGCGAACTAGTTCGTTGATTTCATCTTTTTGCCAGCGTCGCGTTCCGTCGAGATTGATTTCTGCCGGGGTCATGGCGCGGTAAATGTCCCGCTTCACAGCTTTGCGCCCTTGCGCGAAGGTCTTCGGGGGCGTGAACCGAATCGCTCTGGCCAGGAGATTTCGAGCGCGATTGGCGACAATTGTTGAAGCGTCGCCGCCCATGCCGATCATAGCCAATTCCAACGCGGCCAATTGCTCATTGAGCCGCTGCGTGTCGAATGTCAGTTCGATGTTCATTCATCCACAAAAACAACAACGGCCAACCGGCCACCCTATAAGCCGATTGGCCGTTCCAGGCATACCGACCGAAATTTTTTCAGATGCTCTGCACCAAATTGAACGTGACGTTGATCCCATCTGACGAAAACTCCGGCTCGCCATCGATGCGCCAGATTTTATCGTCCATCGTAATCAACTCGTTTGTCTCCGGGACAGTCTCTCCGAAGATGCTCAGGCGGCAGACCAACCGGACATTGCGACGCGGATTGTATCCCGCTTGCTGCATGGCCAGTCCGATTTGCGAATCATCCTTTGAGCCTGTGAATTGCAATCCGCCGAACGTGAACGTGACCGGGAAATCGTTCTCGACTTCTTCCGCGTCGCGCTCGAATTCAGCCGTCGGAATCACAGTACCTGTTTGATCGCATGGCCAACGACGTGCAGATCAAACGCCGCGGTCGTTCCGCCGAGCGTGTAAGCCACATCGACGTAGCGGTTCAATTCCCGCAGATCGAAAGTTTTCTGCTGTTCGCTGGCAGCGTTCCCCACTTGCGTGAATGCGCCGCCGCTTACGAGCGCCATTGCTGTGGTCAACGCACCCGTGCGCACAGCCAGGTCAAGCGTTGGACTGGTTCCGCCGGCAAGGCTGATCGCATTCAGATCGATGCGTATCGAGCCGACGTAATCTTTCAAATCCACCGCTGTGGAGCTTCCAGTAGCGTCCACTTTGGCAAGCGCCTTGATGTTGATGCGGTCCAAGGCCCGGACCAATTGAGAGTCGTTCATGGTTTACTTCTCCCGCGTGAAGGTTGGTTTCGCCGGTTCGGTTTTCGGTGCCGTGGCCGAAATGTCGGCGCGGCCCATCCGGATGAGTTCCCTCGCGGTTTCATCATCCGTGTTTACGAATTCGCCCGCCTTGACTGGCTCGCCGCCAATCCAGGTTGCGGTTTTGATCTTGATTGTCATGCGGTTTTCCTTTCCGGGGATTACTGCGCTCCGCTGTCCGTCGAAACGACGAATGAAACCGGGTGGCGAATTCCCACGTCGGTCATGAGGTTAATGACCACGCGCACTTGATTCGATGTCGCCAGCGAATACGGATCAACAACCACGTCGATCCCATCCCAGTCGGCGACGATCAAATCGGAGAATACGCCGAAGATGGTTTTGTCGCCCGACGGCATTTGAGTCGTTGGTGCGAATCGATAGCCGTTGGCGAGTCCATCGTTGATGAGGAACACGCCAGAGCCGGTGTCGCGAGATTTCGTTTTCCATTTGCCTTGCGTGGCATAGCTCGAAACGAATGCCGGCACGCCGCGGACGTTTGCTGCGAAGAGCGTTGTTTCGTTCTCAACAACTTTGGCCCAATCTGCGGCAGCGCCATACGTGATCGAGCCAATCCCGGTGGTCTGCATGATGCCCAGAGGTTGGCCGGCTGCGCCGCTGCCGTTGATGCAAGCCAGGTCTTTCGCGACGGCCAGAACCTCCATCAAGTCCATTCGCACGAACGCCTCGACGTCGATGCTCGCCTGCGCGAGAAGCTGTTTGCTGTAAGGCGTCGCCGCTCCGAGTCGATGGGGCGTCAGGAGCAACTGTCCGAAAGTTTGCTGTGAATCAGTGATCGTTGCCGTCTCGCCAAGCCAGTAGGCCGTTGCGCCTCCGGTGTGTTTCGGTATGGCGACATCGCCGACAAGCCCAGAAAGGTTCCGAGTGCCCAGGCTCGCAATCACCATGTTGTTTCGGAGCAGTTCGATCATGCTCGATCCGAGCGTTTCGGTCCCGATCAGGTAACCGCCAGCGCTCGGTGTAGTAGCATTCAAGGCGCGTTGGCCTTTTCCCATTTCGCCCAGGGCGCGCGCCAGAGCAAGCGTCTGAAGCGGGTTGAGATCAAAACTTCTGTCCAGTGCACGCGAGGTCAGATCATTCGGAAGGAAAAAGCCTTGAGGTTCCCGGTGGATTTGTTTGGCAACGGCGTCCGAAACTTCTCGCTCCAATCCGTCGAGAGGTTGCTTATTCGCAATCTGTCGGATGGCGCGCACAATCGAGTATCGCTTTACTTCTTTCTCGCTCATGCCGATGTCTGGCGTGAGTTGCGGCACTGGAACAGCGCGGTGCCGGCTTTCCAGGATGAAGCCCTGGAATTCGTCTTTGGACTTGCCTTCTTTGATGAACCGCTGCGCATCGGCGAGCGGCATCTTGTAGGTTTCGGCCAGAGCAAGAATCCCATCGACATTGCGCTGGAGTTCCGCGCGCGTATCAGTCAAAGCAGGAGGCGCGGCAACAGCCGGGGCTGCACTTCCGCCGCCGCCTTCGGCGGGCCGTTGGTCAAGTAGTGTTCTCATCGTAATTTCAACCTCCGTCTCGTTGTTTTCTCCGGCGCGTCCGATGCCGACCGTCGGATCGCCGGGAACCGCGACGGTGGAAATTTCAAGGGGTTGCCAGCGCGTTGCGCGATACGTCTTCACGCCGTTTTCTTCGCCGGTCATTTCGATTTTTTGCACGCGATAACCGACCGAAATGGAACTGCGGATGCCGTCCTTAACGTCCTGCCACTCCTGCTCGGCCATTGGCGATTTGCCAAACCGCACCTCCGCGAAGCCGCGCCCATTCTCAATCCATGCGCGCTCGACCTTGCCAATCTGCTGCCGGGTATCGTGCTCTCGAAGAAATGCTCCCCGGCCCTGTAGCCGCGAATCGTCCATCGCGCCGGGACCGTGGGAAAGAACCTCAAAGCCAAACCATCGCTCAACCGGAGTCTCGCTGGAAAACGAGAGAACGACCGTGCGTTTCTGCTCGTCGATTCGCGTGCGCTCAACCTCCGCCGAGCGGTAAAGGGTTCCGAGTTTCAGTTTCTCAGGCATTGTGACTCTTTGGCGCAAATACGCCTATAGAGTCAGAATGTCAACTGTTTATTTTCGGAAGCGCCTTAATGCTCCACCTGGAACAAATTGGCTCTATTGTCTCCGTTACCGTTCGAGCTTTCTCCGTTACCGTTTACCTGCGGCGCGATTTTTGGGGATATTGACCCGTTTTCAAGGTCCGGGAAAGTGAGTTTTTTGGCCGCGGCAAGCTTTTTGTCCGCCGCTTGGTCCGCGAAAACCTCTTCAATGTCTTCACCGGCTTCCGCGATGACTGCCCGCTGAGAGGTGAATCCGGAGCGGATCGCGCTCTTGCTCGCGTTGATGTCTTTCTCTGGGTCAACCCACGGCCATCGCCGGGCCTTCCAGGTCGGTGCGTTGAAATGCTCGAATTTTTCTGCGGGAAGATTCGCGGCCTTGGAAAGTAGGGCCATTTCGAGCCAATCCTCGAAAAGGTCGGTGATGAGGGTGCGAATGAGCCAGCCTTGAATCGATTTCCAGCACTCGCGCTCTTCGAGCATTCCTATCCGCGCGCTCGAGTAATTCACCTGGGTCAAATCGTTGGCCAGATTGTGGTAGCTCGTCCCGATGCCCGCCGCGATTCCGCGCAGCGTCGCTTGAACGAATGCGCCGTAGGATTGATTCGGATGCTGCGGGTCAAAAGTCTGGACTTCCTGACCAGGATCCAGGTTTTCAAATGTGCCCGGCTCAACGTCCATGACCTTTTGCTCGCCGCTCGGCCCCGGCCATTCTTCCGGGGTCTGATTTTTAATGAACCCCATCTTCGCGGCCGCGACGCGCGCCGCGACGACTTCAGCCTCTTCGTAACCCGCGAGCAGCTTCAGACGTTTCGTCGGCGAAATGATCCACGGCACTCCGAGGGTCTGGCCAATCCGTTCGCGGATGAATAGATGCGTGATTTCTTCCGCGGGAAACCGAACGCGCCGGCGCGAGTTGTATCCGATGACGCCGATGTCGCCGGGATGGTTCGAGAGAAAATGGTAAGCGACGCGCCGGCGAAACGGAGTCATCTCCACGCCGAAGCGGACCAGATTTCCGTTTGGCAGGATGGCGTTGTAATCGGTATCAAGGTGATCGCTCTCGAAAAGCTGAATGGAGAATCGGAAAGGATTGTCCGCGTTCTTGAGCCGGCGCACGAAGACGTTTCCGTCACGGGCCGTAGCGCGCAAGCAAAGCTCCTGGACCTCTTCCCAAATCATATCGCCCGTCACGGTGCAATTGGATTTCTTGCCCCAGTCGAACCATGCGTTTTCAATCTCCGTGTTCGCGAATTCGTCCGGGCCGTCGATCAGATCGCTCTGGACCTTCATCTGGAGTTTTATCCCACGGTGTCCAAGAACGTTGTTTTGCAGAAGGCGGAAAAAGTTGCGCACGTAATCGTTGTTTCGTTCCAGGTCGCGCGCTCGGTCAACGCATCGGCGATAGTCCTTCCAGATTTCGGAGTCCGCCGAGAGTTGCGACGTTGTCCAGTCCGCCGTAAGACGATTGACGGCTGCCGCGTCATAACCGCGTTTCCACCGCTTTACGGTATCGCGGTGGATGTAGCCGAAGCGTTTGGCGAGTCGGTTTAGGAGTTTCATAGTTTGCCTCCACAATGTGGACACATTTTTAATCTCGGCTTCGCACGTCTCGGCCTTGGCAATCCTAGCCATTTGTGCAATTCGATGTGGGCTTTCCAGCCGTAAAGCAGCATGCTGTTAGTGGTCTTTGGATTGAGGCGTCCGTCCTTTATTGCGGCTGCGATTTGTTCACGTTCTAGCAACCCCATCTTGAAGCATATGTTTCGCACTCGATTGGAAAGGCCGAACAACTCGTAATTCATATCGGGGTTGCAAAGCGGACGAAGACGTTGCGCCCGGCGTCCTCGCCGTTGAGCACGCGCGCAGCGCGCTCTTCGCGGGCCACTTCGGATTTCCAAAAGCTGTAGGCCGTGACGAGCTCGCCGTGAGTCATTTTCGTGATGCTTTTGCCGGCATACGTGTAGTTCGCGATTTCGCTTGTGGCGCGATTTTCGAGCACAGCCTTGATCGCATCCAGCATGATTCGCGCATGGGTGCGGCCCTCGATCTCTCCCGCCGTGGCCAGGTTCGGCAGAATGGTGAAACGCCCAGAATCGACCTTGTAACGATTTGCGCCGAGCGTCAGGTAGGCATCCCAGGTATAGACTCCGGCTTTCCATCCGGCCGTAGTCGCCGCCGCGACGTTGACGAGGTAATCATCCCCGGAGATGGTTGCGGAAATGTCGATCGTGCCTTCTTTGGAGCGGAACGAGTAGCTGAGCGCGTATCCATCGGCGACGGGGTGAATCGTCGTAAGGTCATCAACGGCGAATGAGTCGATGGTTTTCCTCCAGCGCGCAGTATCTCCCGCGCTGATTTCTAACGGCTCAGGATGCGCAGACATAGGGCACGGATACGCCCATTGACTGCGCTGGTCAAGGTTCGAGTTCCGTCTCGTCTTCGTTGTCAATTTCTGGGCGGCTCGCCTCGGCTAGTTCGAGAAACTGTTTATGCGCCGGGCTGCTCCCTTGTTTTGCCATGCTGACGATTGAACGGCGGACTTCTGCTTGTGCCTTCAACCGGCCCCGCAGATAGGCGCGCAGCCCATTACCTTGCGTCAGGGCGTCGGCGGGCAAGTCCATTATGACAGTTACTTCCTCTATGGAAAATTGTAGCGCCGACAGTTCTTCAATTTGGGCTAGTTCTGTCGGTTTCATTCGTCGCTCTCTTGGGGTATGGTGGTTGCTAGTTGCTCGACGCCGAGCGGGTCTCCCCCGTCAAGCAGGGGGTCAAGCCATAACCGATGAAATGCATGGACGTCCGGGGCAGTGCTGAGAACGCCCACTTCATAGCGGGGATTTTTACTCATGTTCTGACTTGTTACGCAGGACACACGCCATGCGCCGGCGGTTAGCAGAAATCCCTTTGCGTGGATTTGGCATAACCGGGTGCGTCGGCAATGCGAGCGGATTGTCTCAAAGGCTCCGCGGGAGAGTTTCCTTTGCGTGGTGTCCATGCATAGGTCAAGGGCCAAAATCAATCCCTCCGCGCGCATGTTAAGCAGCGCGCTGGCGGCGGTGTCGGTCATGCTCCATGTGAATGCGGCCAGTTCGCCAGGTCCTGTTTGCTGAAGGCAATAGCGCGCCAGGTCGTGCAAACTCCAGGCCCCGGCGGAGACATAAAGTGGATCGAAGGTCAATCGCTCAGATTTTGGAGATGTGTATTGAGCAGTCCATCGATGAGATTGAGCGGCGGCTGAAAGCTTCTGACGCGATGCGTGAAGAAATTACCAGCTACGAGGCAGCGGATTCTCTGAAGAATGGGCGCGGATCACGGACTGAGAAATTCTTTCCGATTTCTCTTGCAATACCTAAGCGATTTGGTATATTCACACCAACGATACGAAAGGAAAACCAATGCAAACCTGGAAGAAACAACTGGAAAGAGCGAAGACCATCGAAGGGAAACGCAACGTGGTCGAGCGACACATCAAAGCTCTGGCCGTGTGGAATGGCCGATTGCGAGACTAT